AAAAATGAAAACATATCAATATTTTCTTTTAAAACTTCGTCGTTTAATTCTTCGTCCGAATTATAATAAATGGTTACACTGCTGCGGTTATACGGCATACAAGCTATGTGCAAATTTCGTATAGTCTTATAGTTTGTAAAGACCTCATATGCGCTTTGCGGTATAGTCCAAACAGCATGTATTGCCTTACTGTAGCTTTTAATGCTTCCGTCGATTGCTATATCGTCATAGTATGCATTTTTTTCGCTTGCGTCCATGAAACAGTAAACCTTGCCGGAAGTGTCGCCAAAATAGATTTTGCTGCCATATTCCCATAAGCAAGTTATGTTTGGCAGACTGTCAATGTAATACCATTCAAATTCACGCTTTGTATCGCATATATACATGTCATTTTTGCTGTAACAGTAAAGCATGTTTTTATGTGCTATACAAATCATGTTTTCAGTGTCGGCAGCGGTAAAATTGCGGTTAATCAGCGTACTTTTGCATGCGGTGTTTGTTTCGCTTTTAACATTTGTGCCGTACATCATGTATAAACCGTCTTTTCCGATATAAAAAGGGTAGCCGCCTATATTCTTAAAGCTTGAAATACAATTTGCGCTGTAGCTGTCATTACCCTGTGATATGGTGAATATTCCTTTTCCGTTTTCGTCGCTTGTGTATGAGCGCAAATACTGTGTTGCACTGCCGCCGTTACCGTCTTTGACAATGATTTGGTTTGTGTAAAGCTTTTGATAACCCACTATTTTTGAATTATCGCCGCCAATATCGGTATAATCAAGGTCTGAAAAGTAGTCTGCGTCATACAAACCGCTTTTAAAATCACGGCACGGATATTCGGGATTGCCCGATAAAAATACTCTTGTGTCGTTATCACCGCCGAAAATGCCGTAAATATTGCACTTTTCAATGTAGTTTTTTGCTTTTCCGCTCGTAAAATATACGGTTATGGTGCATTCGCTGATACCTAAATTTGTAACCAAATACGATTTTAAAATATCAACATATTTGCCGTCAGCGGATATATAAAGCCGTTGTTTTCTGTCGGTTGAATTTGCGTCGGTATCAAAGCTCGAATAGTGCCATATATAATCATTAATCTTTATGCGGTAAATCTGCGCTCTTTCGTCGGGCATAAGATAAAGCCTTATCCATGCTTTGTCAAGGTTTGTGCTGTTAAAGTAAAATGTTATTGCTTTATTCGGATTTGCCATGTTAATACCCTCTACAGCGTTGCCGCCAAACCGTGTGTTTACATCTGATGTATCAGTTCCTTTGACTTCGGTTATTGCTATAGGGTTTCTGTTGTTTACTATTTCGGGTACATAGACAAAACCGTTATCGCAAAATTCAACCTCTACTTTTGTTACTTGCCGTAAATATGTTATAGCGGTTTTGGACGTGTCAATAAACGCCCACACAAAATTCCAGTTAAGGGTAACATATAAGCCGTATTTTTCATCGTTTTTAACACTGTATAGCTGTGAACCTGTATATGTATTATCTAAATATGAAATTTCTTTTCTTGTATTGTCCAGCGTAACATATACGGCAGTAATGTTTATGTTTTTTGCGTTTTCCTGCGGCGCAACAATAAATTTATATTTTTCAACTTCACTTGTGTTTAACAGACCGTTCCATGAAGTGTCAAAGCTTATAATCTTTTTTATATTTGACATATTAATGCTGTTGTTTGTGGTGCCGTCAAGCTTGACTTCGTCCATGTAACTCGGTGTGCGGTTTGAAATAATTGTTTGTGGTGTGTCTTCGTCTACTACTGTAGATATAGCAGAAACAAAACCGCATACAACTGTTTTTGTCAGCTCGTCCACTCCGATTTTGACATATTTCGCACCCAAAATATACATACATGAACCAAATTCAAACGCCCTTGTTTTCTTGTTTTCCATACCCTCTAACATAAGTGTGAGATTTGAAAAACTGCCGTTTTCGGCAATGCTGAATTTATACAGCTTTGTGCCTATATGCATAATGTGAATATCTGAAAAAGTTCCGTCTATCTGTGCATGATATGTGAATATGCCGTTGATGTTGTCGGTTACAGTGTTTTCAAAAACTCGTTTGTAGCCTGTGCGTTTTTCAACATATCCGTTTTGGTTTACTATAAGGTTTTTTGCATATTTACTACGGCGCAAATCTGTGCTTGTTTCGTGGGTATCATAGTCAAGTCCTAAGAAGTTCGAAAGTGTTATTGATTTGTTTGTCTGAGCTTTTGAAAAACTAAGTGCCATTTAAAAAATCACCTCAATACACATCTTTTATGCGGTTTGTTTCTGCCGCACCTTTATATTTTTGCAGTTTTGATTCATACTGCGCGGAAAATGCCGACGCTATATCTCTGTCGTCGTCCAAAACAAGATAAGCCGCAAGTCCGAACACCATACATTCACGTATAAGTTTTACATCATACGGAATATTAAATGTTTTTGCGTCCTCGTCCGTTATAAAAGGCATTTCGGACTTTTTGACTTCCTCTAAGCCTTCACGTAAACGAATTGAATTATTTGCGTCAAAACATTCTGCAAGCACTACATTAAAGCAATTAGGATAAAATATGTTATAGTCTTTTGCCCGCGCTTCCTTTTCAGCAAGCAGCGTAAGCGCTATTTTGTATACGTCATACGCTGTAAATTCGTTTTTTATCAATTTTCATCACCTCGAAAAATTAAAGGGCAGGGCAGAATTTGCGCCCTGCCCCCAATAAAGAGTAAAAGTGCTGTATTATGCGTCTGTAGCTTCGCCAATTCCCGACGGCAAAGAACCTGTTTTTATTGCATAGGCTCTGATTGTCTGTCCTGCCGCTGATGTGGGTTTTGCGTCGGAGTTGTAAATCGAAGCAGTCGGGGAGTATCTCGGGTCGCTTCCGTCATTGGTGTACTTGATTTCTGTTGCACCCTCGGAAGTAATTGTTACTGCATGACTTGAGATAGCTACTGCCGGTGTTGCCTGCACACTCGCGCCGCCGCTACCGGTATAAGCATGAACATAAATTCCGTTTGCTCTCTCACCGATAACAAAAGCGTCAAATAAGCTTCTGCCCTCTAAGAGCGCACCGCTTATTCCGGGCGGGTCCTGATGAATTTTTGCGTCCTTTATCTTGTAAGGCAAAAGAACCGCGTTTTTGTAGCATGCGATAAAGTTTACGCCTGTCGGCAAATATGATGTAGGTACTTTAACAACCTTAAAGCCTGCTATTTCACCTACAACACCTTTTTCGATTGCTTTTACACCTGTGCCCTCAAGCTTCAAATATTCGTCAGCCTGGCGCAATATGTTGTATGTTTTGCCTGCTATGTACAAATATCTGTTGCCTTCGGGGACAAGATTATCGGTCATGTACGTTTCAGCGTCCATAACAGCGCCTAAAATGTTAGTTTTTGCAAGTGCAGTTGAAGAACCGACAATTTTGCCTGCTTTGTTTGCAAACACGCTCAAAGCATATTTGTCAACCATGGGGACGGCCTGCTCTCTTGTCTGCAAAGCCATCATTTTTCCCGCGTTTTTAATCATCATCTGTTCGGAATTATTGCCCTTATCAATGACAAGCGAAAAAGATTTGTCCTGTGTCATTGAAAGTTCCTGGATTGTGTCCTGCATATCAGTAGGCGTTCCATAGCGCGACGTTCCGCTTCTTGTGTAGTCTTTATAAGGAACCGTCTGTGGTGTGTAAATCTTTATAGTTTTTACACCCGAAAAGTCCCATTCAGTGGAGCATTTACCCTGTACAATACTTTCGTGTGTGAATTTTTCGGCTATTTTGTCCGAATATTTGGTTGCCAAATTAATTGCCATAATAAATCAAATCCTTTCTTATATGCCGTTGAAACCGTCCAAAAATGCGTCGCTTTCGGTTCCTTTTGCGTCGCTTGAAACGGAGCCGACGGCTGTTTGTGTGTTTTTTTTGTTCTGCTGCATATCTGCAATTTGCTTTTTTAATGCAGCATTCTCATACTTTGCATATGCGTTGTCAAATTTTCCGCCGCTCTCTACAAAATCGGAAAATACCGAAAGAGGTATACCGTTTAAGGTTGAGCCGGGGTTTTCCTGTGAAAATTTTTCAACACATTCTCTGAGCATTTCCTCTGTGCTCTTTTGCGCAGGCGGCTGTTCGTATGTGTCAAGCTTTGCTTGCATTTCAATCATCTTTTCAGCCGTTCCGAGGTCTGTGCCGTTATCGGCAGCATATTTTTCCGCAGCAACTCTTTTAAAATCGTTTGACACATAGCCAATATACTCTTCGGGAGTTTGTCCGTAAAGTTTTGCGTACTTTTCTACTGCCTGATAAACCGGCGCGTATTTATCTCTTTCGGCTTTGACAAAATCATAGTTAAGCCCCTTTTGCGCATTGGTTTTGAGTTCTTCGCTGTTTAGCGTTACCGTTTGCCCTAAGTACGTCACAGGCATTTGTATATCGGGTAGTGCACTTTCCGAATTTTCGCCTGTGTTTTCGCCGTTTTCGGCATTTTCTGAATTTTCGGTATTTGTTTCGCTTTCAGCTTGCGCGCCGTTTTCGGCTTCGCCTGTCTGAACATCTGCGTTTTCTGTCTGCGTGCTTTCGTCGGTGTCCAAAAGTCCGTCAAACATATCGCTTCCGTCCGTTTCTGTTACTTCTGCTGTTGGTGTCTGATTGGTTTCCTCAAACATTAACATCATTCCTTTCTTTGCAGTTGGTGTCCCTGCATTTTAATAATTTATATAAACGGTTTGGTGTCAACCGCTTATTGCTCTGTCGATAACGCTGTCCGATATACCTTGTTCGGATAAAGCGTTTGAAAGATTTTCGTCATATGGTATATCTGTTGCGGTCGGTGCATAATCGCCGCCGCCCATAGCTTCCGGCATACCCTCTGTAGGCTGTGCCATAGCTTCCTGTTGATTTTGATATGCTCTTAAGCTGTCAATGAATTTTTGCTTGCATGGCATGTATTTATCAGGCATTGCTTCCAAATAGTCAACGGGATTTACTATAATGCCGTTAGCAAAAGCACTGTCAAGCGTCTGCACCTGCATAATCTCGCTCCAATATGAGCTTGCGCCGACATCAACATTAAAGTGCGTCGTGTAATTTTCAAGCTCACCAAAATCTATAGTGCTTGCAGTAAACTGTTGTTCATCTTCGCTGCTTATCTGTATTTCACGTGTGCCGTAATGCTTTGCCATAAGCTCTAATATAATGCGGACGCTGTCCTCTACCATTTGGTAAAATGATTGGCGTATAAGCTCCAAAGGCGCATTTGCCGACGATTGCAAGGCTATAATAGCGGTTGCGTTGTCGGGCTTCATGTTACCGAGTGTTGCGTCGGAAGCGCCCATATATTCCTGTGTGTACTGCATTGTTTTTTCTGCAAGCTCCATAACCTTATTTGACATATCTGGGAAGTCCAAAGCGTTCGCAATTGCTTCGTTGACATTTCCCTCAACGGCGATTGCTTCACCTATTCGGTTTGAGATACCCTGTGGCAGTCGGTTTACATCATATACAAGCTTTGGAAAACTCATAACCTTTACGTAATACATAGCCATAGCAAATATTTTGTTAATAAATATCTGATTTGGTATACGTTCCGTTACAGCGGATTGACCGTGATAGCTGTTTTTTACCTCTTCCCACGACATATACGAAACAGGGTAGTATTTATATCCTGTTTTCCACGGTTTGCGTATAATAACGTTTTGCGTGGACTTTACAGCGTTTATAAATCCGCTTTCATCTCGCCAATACTTAACGATTACCGATACAAGGTTGTTTGACTTATCGTCGTTTAAAAGGTCTGCGTCATTGTCCGGGCGTATCATTGAAATTTCTTCTTCGCCTATATCGTTTCTTGCCGCTTCATCTTTTACATCTTCAATATGTTTTCTTTGCAATATTAATATGTAAGGCTGTTTTTGAACCTCTGCGCTGTAAGGATTGCCAAAGAAAATATTTGTGTTGTCAATTATTTCACACTCTATAAGACCGCTGACAGCTTGCCCGGTAGGCGCATTATTGTCGAAAAACCAATGATAGCAGCCGTCACCGTCTACAGCGGCATTACGGAGCATTAAACGGTTTTTTGATTTGAAATTTGAATACTCTATACAGCGTTCTATCTCTGTTTTTACTGCTCTGAAATACTGTGCTGTTTCGTCGCTGTTATCGCCGAACGGTGTAAGTGAAACGGATATATCATCAGATACAATCTGCGCTAAAAACAGATTTATACAGCGTTTTATAATGTTAAAACATGGCTTTTCCAAATCATCAGCGTTTACACCTTCCCACTGCTTGCCGTTGTAAAAGTTTTCATTTGTTTTAACAGTCGAATATAATTCGATATTGTCGTTGTAGCTTTTGCCTTCGCCGTACTCTTTCCAAATGTCGGCAGGCTGCGTTTTTATTTTTCGCATCTCGGTTTAACACCCCCGTCATAAGTTAATAAGTTCTGCATTTGCTGTAAAATGTTTTCTTCAAGTTTTCTTTCTTTTTCGCTTTTTTCTTCCGCTTTTTGCGTTTTTCTCATATTTTTTTGTATTATAATTCTTTTGTCGCAGAGCATAACAATCAATGCCCCCACGATTACCCCTATAATTGCCGTTATTCCACATACCAATTAAAACACCTCACGTTCCGAAATTTAAAAAACTTCTTTGTTTTTCGTCCTCTAATTCTGCTAACTCTTTTTCTTTTTCCGTTTTTGTATACGGTTTTGCAGGTCTGCCCGCTATAAATCCCCTTAATGCGTCCGGCGCGTGCGTGATATCATGCGGTTGTTTTGCGACGTCGTTCGGGTTTGTATCGTCATGCTGCAAAAGCGGCAGGCAGTGAATTAAATTTTTACAGTTTGAAAATATTTTAAGCCGTGCTGTCATTTTACCGTCTTTTCCCATGTAAGGGCAAAGCCACTCTTTAAGGTTGTACCAACCTTGCACACGGTTGTTATCAGACTTATAAAAATAAACTCCGTTTTCGTTAAATATTTCTGCTGCGCTTTTTCCTGTTTCCTGTCTGCGGTTCCACATATCGGGCGGGGCATAGCGCATATTTATGTTTTCGCCCTCGGAATTTATCTTTATCAGTTCTGCGGCTTCTGATATAATTCTGTTTGGTTGGCATATCTCTTTGTACACATATGCATTTCCGCTAAAATCAACGGCTATCCAAAGCGCTGCAAGCATGTCCAAACCATAGTCAATTGAAATATATCTTTTCCAGCCGTCGGGAATTTCAAAGTAGTTTACAACATGTATATCCGGGTTAAACTCTTCAAAGTATTGTCCGTCGAACACGTCCCAATCGCCATACAGCATTGCTTTTCTTCTGTTTTCCGGCAGATTTTCAAGATTTCTGACATAGTCCGGTGAGTTATTTAAAAGGAAAGAATTATCATACACCGTAGCTTGTATAAATGTATAGTCCTCCGGGCGTTCCGAATTTGTAAACCTTTTGTCGATAAACAATCGCTTTACCCAATAATGACCGACGCCGCCCGGATTGCATGTAAAATACATTCGCGGATAAAACTTTTCCTTGCATAGTCCTGAAGAACGGTTACACTCTGTTAATGACTGAAACTGAAATTCTGTAAACTGCGTTGCTTCTTCCATGAAAATAACGTCATAACTCTGTCCCTGATATTGCAAAACATCTGTTTCACTTGCCATATAGCCGAGTACAATTCGGCTCCCGTTAGGGAATATAAACTCTTTGGTCTTTTCTCTGTATTTTGCAAGCCGTTCTGTTGCTATGTCACATTTGAGCATTTGCCTAAGCGGTACTATGTGATTTTCTCTAAGCTCCGATAATGTACGTCTTAAAAGCAGAATTTGTATTCCTGCATGGTTAAGTGCCAACAGCACAGCTTTAAGTCTTGCCGCCCAACTCTTGCCGCCGCCTCTTGCTCCGCCGTATGCAACAAAGCGGTTTTCCGCTGTTAAAAACTTCTTTTGCTGTTCGTAAGGCTCGCGAAAGCTAAACACCATAGTTTTCACCTTCCGTCTTTATAGTTACCGTTAAATTATCGGTATTTTCGTTTGACAGTTCGCGCTTTTTATCAATAAGAGTGCTGAGAGTGCTGCTGAGTTCGCCAAGCTTGATACCGCTCTTTAAGCCGCGCACTGTTTTTATAAGTTCTTTTCTTTCCTCTGCGCTGATTTCTTTGTCGCATGCTATTTCTGCACACAGCTTGCGGAATTTACTTTCACTTTCAAGTGCAATGTCCAATTTTGTGTCAATTGCCTTTATAGCCTTTTCAGCTGTCAACATACAATATTCGCCGAGTTCCGGCTGCATTTTTGAAAATATATGTGCATACTCGTTATCATAGCGATATGTCTGTACAATTTCCATTGCTGTATTTTTATAGTCTTTATCGTCGCCGTAAAGCTTGTTTAATTCCTTTGCAGCAGCTGCATAGGTACCGCGCATTGCATATGCTTGCAGAACGGGCTCTATTTCCTGTCTCGCATAAATCCTCTTTTTTACCACAAATTTCACCTTCTTTCGATATGTAACTAAAAAATGGAAACCGAGAAAAAGCCCGTATTGATTTTGATTAACCACTAATCAAAACAGGTTTTTTTTTATTCTCAATTTCCATTCCTTAAGGAGTTGTAAAACATGAACATCTATGTAAACCGTTTACAATATTATTATACCATATCGGATTTTTCCATGTCAACCCCGATACGTAATTTTATGCATTTTAAAATGCCTTTTTTTCAAAATTACTGATTTTCCGCCGTGGGGATATATATATAAGGGGTGGCGCACAAAGGGGGTCGAACCCCTCCGAGAAAATAGACGAAAATCCTAAGCGCACAAGGGTGTAAAGGTTTTTTCGTTCTGCACGCGGGGGCGTGTAAATTCTGCGCGTGCCTACATTATTATATACGCGCGTGGGCGATTGTGTCAAAACATAGGCGGTGTATTTATGCATAAAGCGTGCAAAAATATGCACAAATGAACAAAAAGAGGTAAAAAATTAAAAAAATCGAAAAAATTTTAAAAAAAAGTGTTGACAATATGTATTACTTATGATATAATAGTAGATGTTAAGAGCAAACAAGCTTTTAACTAAAAGTTAAATAATGACAGAGTGCCAAAAGGTGGTTTACCTCGTAACCCTAAAGACAGGTCTTTGAGGGAAAAGAGGTGATGTTATATGACAAACATTGAATACATAGTATTGATTGTTTTGTTGATAACTCTTGTAAAAGAGTTAAAAAAATGACCGCCTTGGTAGCAACAAGACGGTCGAAGTGCATTTGCACTAAAACTGTTTAGGTAAACCGCTTTTAACGGTTTCTCTGTCATTATTATAACTGATAAAAAATCATTTGTCAATAGAAAAGCTAAAAATGTATAAATATTATCTATTTTAGTATATTTATACACACAAGGGAGGGTAAAACATGCAGGCAGAAAAGAAAATGACACCGCAGGCGCGTTACGATGCTAAAACGGCGGTACATTATCGCATTAAGCTAAACAAAAATACCGATATGGAATTAATTAACAAGCTTGAAAGCGTACCGAATAAGCAAGGCTATATAAAATCATGCATTAAAAAAATGATTGAGCTTGAACAGAAAGGCATGGTTTAACCGTATAATTATACGCTGTTCATGCATTTTTATGCATTAAGACTAAGCCGTTGCCGCTTCTTCCAATTTCCTTTTTATGTAAACAC